TAGATCCTACCGGCCCTGATCACATACACATTCGTGCTGGTGGTCCAATGGATCAAAGCAATGCTGTTTTAATCTTAGGCGGTGAGCAGAATAATGTCAGCGTAAGTGATGATGATAAGTCAGTGACCATTACCGCTGAGAATACTCTAGGATCAAAAACTTGGATGTTTGATCAAGCTGGTCACATTACATTCCCTGACAACACAGTACAGACCACTGCCTACACTGGCAACAATGCTAATGTGTGGGTACAGGATTTTGAAACCGCGGCAGGAGCACCTGCCGATGTACCAGGGATGGCGACAAGTGTTGAATATTTAGCCAACGGTGACATTGTTGCCTTAATCAATCACGATACTATCGCTAGTGGTAGTTTCAATAGTGTGGCAAGATTTGATTCTCTTGGTACAAAGATTTGGAGTATGAACTTTCAAGGTGCTACAACAACTGACGGTTGGGGCATGGCAGTGGACAATGTTAATGGATTTATCTACGTTGCGGGTGTGGCCAATGATACAGAAACTGATACTGCCATTTTAACTAAACTCAGTCAACTAGATGGCAATGTAGTATGGAGCAAGAAGTATAATGTCGGTGACGATAACACCAACTCAGTAGTTGATGTGGCATCGGATGGTAGTCCTATTGTAGTTGGTTATACCGACAACGGCACAGACAGTCAAATAGTCACTAGTAAAATCGAAGCCAGCACTGGAGCAATCACTTGGTCAAGAGCATTAAATGGACAAGGCGGTGAACAAGCCTATGGCATGGCTGTTGGCCCACTCAATGAAGTAGTCACTGTAGGCTACATGGATCAACTGGGCCTCATCGATGCGGTGGCCACCCTGTATACTGAACCAGCAAGCAATCCCAACTGGACACAGGGTGCTGGCATAACAGGCGGAATTAACGTAAGGGTTGATTTTACTGATGGTGTTCCAACATTTACTAACATTGTTGATCCCCAAGGCGGCCGCACAGTAGACGAGACTATTGTCACAATCAACGGAGCGTCATTTGGTGGAGTAACAGGCGTAGACGACATGATAATCAAAGTTGGCACACTGGTTGCCAACGACACTGACGATCGTATGTTGGTTGTTAAGTACGATAGCGACGGCGCAATTCAGTGGCAACGAGCTATACAAGTTGACGCAGGATTCGCCTGTAAAGGAGCAGATGCTGATATAGACAGTGAAGGCAACATCTATGTTTGCGGAAACTATGTCTATGAAGGACCTGAACTGTTTGATGATGACAACGCCATGATCATAATCAAGTTTAACAGCCTAGGTGTTAAACAATGGACACGTAAGGTAGTAGGCGATTGTGATGATTTTGCTAACAGTATTGTAGTTGGTCCCGACGATTGCCTATACCTATCGGCAATAACTGGCAATAACAATAATAGTGACTACAGCATGGTCATTGCCAAGTATAATCTAGACGGTACTGTGGCATGGCAGAGATTACTGGACAACACAACCACTTGGACATTTAATGGCGGCATTTGGTTCGGTCCACAAGGCAGTGGCAGTAATCTAGCAGTTAAAACAGGCTACGTAGCAGTGGCCGGCGGCTTCGGTGATCCGTTTGGTACAGTTGACCACGCTATTGTGGCACAGTTTTCCGATGACGGAACAGTGTTCGCGGCAGGCGACTATGACTTTAAGGCTGCTACATTTAGCGGCACATTAGATAGTTCGGCCAGCAACATCACAGTGGTTAACGCTGCCAAAACAGACAGCAACTACGCTGGTGAGTTTACCATAACTGATTTTGATCCAGACTTTGATCTTAACAGTGACCTAATCGGTACACTGTACACACAAGGTAGCATTGGCACTATCAACAGTATAGACAACGGCCAATACTCAGTTAGCGTAGGCACTGATGGCGTTGTTACTATGGTTACAAGTCGTGGTAACTTAGAGTTTGGTGCATTACCAGAACCAGGTGGACCAACACACTTCCACATTATGCGACCTGCTGGTGATAATGGTACAGACTTGTACTTCGGTGACGACTACAACTATGTTCTTCAACGCCCATCCGCATACGGCGGCGCCCCAGCATACGGTGTAGAGATTGGTGCCAACGATAATAATGGTGGTGCTCAACAGGTATGGCGATTTGGTACAGATGGTACTACAACATTCCCTGAAAACACCATTAAAAACGTAGCCAATACATCTATAAAAATAGGAAATCCACTTGTAAGTGGTGTCGTTGTGGCCACTGTAGATGAGCTTGTGCCACCAGGCGATGTTTGGCGTTTGTTTATTGACTCCAATATATACCCTGCCTTGGGTACAACTGTTCATATAGGTGGTACTGTGACCACAGCATGGGGAACACCGATAACTGCTACAATCACAGATATCCAAGAAGATACCAACACCGACAGGTGGATAATTCTTGTTGCTCAAGATATTACCGCAGGATTTGATGCTGGACCGAAAACAGTTTCATTTGCGGAATCGTACAAGACTTGGACCTTTGGTGTAAATGGTAACCTAACATTCTCAGATGATACAGTTCAGACCACAGCATTTACTGGAACAGGTGCCATTACATTTACCGGCAATGAAATCGAAGGCAACACATTCGGCGGAACCGGAACTATAATAACCAAGACAGTGGACAACACCGGAGACAATTATTCAACTGGTAGCGGCACTATTGGGTTCCTTAATTTTGGAGCTGACGGTACTATTCAAAATGTAAAAGCAGGTTGGACAGTGACCTTTGCCAGCGGAGTGACTCGCACTGTGTCACAAGATGCATGGCAACCACTAGGTACTTATTGGAATATTAGTTTCGACTCTGGGTACAACTGGTCGGCAGGCGATGTAATGCCAGTTACTTTTTCCAGCTCAGACTACGCAGCCGGCACCGATCCACAGGTAACACTTACAGCTGGAACAGAAAGTTGGTCATTTGATAACAATGGTGCCTTAACATTCCCAGATGGTACAGTTCAAACCACTGCTTATCCCGGTATTACCACAGTGGCCAAAGACGGTCCGGCTTCTGCAGACGTTGGAGTCAAAGGTCGTGCGGCAACTGTCACAGCATCGCCCAGCAACAACACTAACCTAGTTCCTGGAACATATCTTGGTGTAACATTTAATAATTTTGCAGTCAATGTCACTGTAGCAGAAAATGGAGATATTACAGCAACAGTAACATTAAGCGATCCAGATGTTGCGGTTGGTGACTCGGGAGTTTTTGTTGCTGGGCAAGGACCGTGGGGCGGAACTGCTCCAGCAGACAATATTATATTTACTGTAGCCACATTAACTGACATTCTAGCACCCTTAGCCATAGACCTAACAAAAACAGTCAACAAACTAGCAGACGGTGTTTACTCATTGGCCAATGGTGTTGAAGGACAGATCATGTATCTGGTTAGAAGTCCTGAAACTATCTCTGAGAATGTATATGTGGATGTAGACAATGCTGATGGTTCAAGTCCACTACATCCTTTTAGAACTAATCTTGGATTTACCACTGTTGACAACACTGGAATCTGTACTTTAATCTTTACAGACGGTAGTTGGAAACAAACTGGCGGTAATTGGGATTGATCATGGAACTAATACTAATAACACTTTTAATGACACACTTGACTATAGTGTCAGTTACCCTGTATCTACATCGTAGTCAAAGTCATAGAGGTGTAGAGTTTCACCCGGTACTGGCACACGCTATGCGAGCCTGGTTGTGGCTGACTACAGGCATGACTACCAAGCAGTGGGTAGCAGTACATCGTAAGCATCATCAGAACACTGATGTAGAAGGCGATCCACATAGTCCACACGTATACGGCATTTGGAATCTAGTGTTTGGCGGAGTCAAGTATTACAATCGTGCAGGCAGTGATGCTGGCATGATCATGAAATACGGAATGGGTACTCCCAAAGACTGGATCGAACGTAAACTTTATACACCCTACCATCGCCTTGGCATTCTCTTAATGTTAGTCATAGACTTGTTGTTATTTGGGCCATGGGGATTTCTAGTGTGGGGTGTACAAATGTTATGGATTCCATTTTGGGCCGCTGGATTTATCAACGGAATGGCACACTGGTGGGGCTATCGCAACACCAACACCAACGATAAAAGTACAAATTTAATGCCATGGGGCATATGGATTGGCGGGGAAGAACTGCATAATAACCACCATGCAGACATCGCTAATCCTAAGTTTAGTCAAAAATGGTGGGAATTTGACATAGGCTGGTTTTATATTAGTATATTAAAAGTGCTAGGTTTAGCAAAAGTGCGAACCAGCTAAATATACTAAAGAGAGTGATTCATGAGCATACTTCAAGTTAATCTAGGGTCTTACGCAAACGACGGAACCGGCGATGATCTACGCACGGCCTTTGAAAAAGCCAATGCTAATTTTTCTGATATAGATTTAACCCGCGTTATAAGCGCAGATAATCTAGGAACAGGCGCAGGCATTTTTAAAGAAAAAGTAGGTAATAACTTAAAGTTACGATCTATTAAGCAGGGTTTAAACATAACAGTTGTAGAAACAGCCAACGAAATTACAGTATCTACACCAGATAGTATTAACGAATTAAACGAAGATCCTACACCTACACTAGGCGGAAATTTAAATTTAAACGGTTATAATATTGTAGGATTAGGCAATGTTGATATTGAAGGTAATGTATTAGCTAATAATTTTGTAGGCACATTAAACGGAAATATTTTTAGATTAGATACACCTATTGCGATTTCGTCAATTACCGAAAGCACCGGCGATTTTGAACCAATAGTTATTAATGCGTTGACCATTAGTGGAAATAATTCTTCCACAGCCGGTACTACTTACATATCCACATTACCCGGAGACGGTTTAAATATCATCTCCGAAGTTAATTTAGAATTAACAGCAGTCTCTGGAGAAATTAGACTAGTAGGCAATGTAGTTACTGAAGATACAATTACTGCCGACACATTCATCGGTAATGTTATCGGCAATGTAAACGGTATTATTAGTCGCATTGATAACCATGATCTAAACGATTTAGGGGATATTTCATCAACACCACCGTTAAACGGCCAAGCATTAGTTTGGAATACTACCGCTAGTAAGTGGGGTCCGGCAGATGTTATTAGCAGTAGCCCGGGTGGGGATTTAGATTTTGGATCATTTATTAGTCCAGCTGGCTTTAGCCTAGATTTGGGCTCATTTTAAAGATTAGGGGATTTCAATGGCATTATTAATAAGACGCGGAGCAGAAGCAGACAGATTAAATTTTACTCCAGAAGAGGGTGAGTTGATCTATGTAACTGATACTAAGCTACTGTATATCGGAGACGGTATAACTCCAGGTGGCAATATCTTAGCGGGTAGCAGCGAACCCCCAACAACTCCGACATACAGTTTAGCTAGAAGTACTAACATAGCCAACGAAGGCGATACTGTAACAATTACACTAACAACAACCAACGTAAGTAATGGAACTTCGGTACCATTTACTATTACGGGAACTGGTATTAGCGCAGGCGATTTAGGTCTAAGTGCGTTAACTGGAAACTTTGTTGTAAATTCTAACACAGCAAATCTTGTAATTAATATTTCAAATGATTTTACTACTGAAGGATTAGAAACATTTACAGTAACATTAACTGGAATTACTCCAGCTGTTTCTGTAAGTGTAGGGATTGAAGATAGTTCTAGCAGTATATTAGACGGTGGTACTCCGGGCGGAGGAGACTTTGATCTAATACTAGATGGTGGAAGTCCTGACACAGTATATACTGTGGTTATCGACGGCGGTGCGCCATAACAAGTGTTTAATAGATAAATAACAAAGATAGAGGATTTTAAGACATGCCACAACAAATTATATTAAGAAGAGGAACTTCAGCTGCCTGGGACGCTGCAGGATCAGTTGTTTTAGCCGCAGGGGAACCTGGGTTTGAAACAAATACTGGTAAATTTAAAATTGGAAACGGTGTTACAGCGTGGTCAGCATTGCCCTATGCTGTAGGCACTATTCCAACTGATGTTAGTAACTTAACCGATACTACCGACTTAATTCCCGCAGTTTTAGCAGATCTTGCGGATGTAACCGGCGATGCTCCAAGTTCAGGACAAGTTCTAAAATGGAACGGTACAGCATGGGCACCGGCAGCTGATTCAACTGGCGGCGGCACAGGTGCAACCTATACTATAAGTGCTGAAACAGCAACTGGTGGTACTAACTTACGTTTAACTGGAAGTGATGCTAGTACAGACGATGTTAAATTTGCTAGTGGCTCTGGAATTTCAGTATCTCGCACAGATGCTGAAACTATCACCATTGCTAGTACAGTTACTGATACTAACACTACCTATGCAATATCAGCTGGAACTCAAGCAGGCGGTGCTAATGTAGTATTGACTGCTGGCGGCAGCGGCACAGGTGCTCAGAATTTATTTTTAAAAGCTGGTGTTAATATTACAGTCACTGACGAAACTGACAGTATCATTAGAATAGATTCTACAAGTGGTACTGTTGGCAGCGGCTTGCGATACGGTATTCCGTTCTATGCTGCTAACGGCACTGCGTTAAGTGCATTACCTGACTCTCAACTATTTTATGATTCAGATACATCTAGATTTGTTGTAAAAGGTCAAGTATCTTTGCAAACTGCATTAGGCGTACCGGTGGGTGGATTACAATCTGGAGTAGATACCATCTCGTTAACTGGAGTAGGATCAATAGCGTTGAATGCCCCAATCGGCATTAGTTTGAGTACAGCAGGCAGTGCAACAATACAAAGTTCAGCTAATACAATCAGTGGTACTGCTTTAGCTATCACCACAACGGTAGCAACAATGGGCGCACCAAATCTTCGTGCATCACTGACATTGATTGATGCAGGCACTGGAATAGCTGGTGGATCAAATCCATTAACTATGAGAAGTCATAGTAACGTTGCTGCATATACTCCGGCATTTACACTACAAAAAATTAAGGGAGCTACATATAATGCGCCTGATGCTATTGCAACTGGTGATGTTATTTCAGCGATACGATTCTCATCATTTGACGGAGTAGCAACAACTACAAATATTACCAATGTATCTAGACTACTAGGTGTTGCAACTTACACAGTCGATTCAGCTCACGGATTACCTGTAGGGACTAGTGGTCCTATTGGATGGGTAGTTAGTATTACCTGTAGTGACTCTACGTTTAGTACGGTTCATGCAACTGTAATTTCAGTACCTAATACTACAACATTTACTATTGCCAATGCTGGAATCGCTGTACTGTCAACTTTAGCTACAGGTACAGTAGTTAGTAGAAACTTTGATGTAAGAGCTGCTGTTATTAGAGCAGAAGCTACTGGCACAATCGGTACTAATATCATTCCTGGTAACTTACGCCTAATGGTTGCCAATAGTACAGGAGCATTAGTTACAGGTTTACTTATAAACTCAGATCAGACTGTATATGCAAATAACTCAATTGCAATTAACGGTGCAAGTAGTGGACTACGAATTGGTAGTACTGCTGGGGCAGGCGGCGCATTAATTACTGCAAGCGGTACAGGCATAGTACTACCAGCAGGATCAACTATTGCAGGCGTGGCTATTGGTTCGATTAAAGTACTTGGTACAAAAGCAGACAACACAGCATTAAACGCTGTAGTTGGTATGGTAGCAGGTGATGCCTATGTGTTGCTAGATGTTTCTCCTTATCATTTATGGTCTTATACTGGCAGTGCATGGGTCGATCTTGGACCATTCCAGGGTGCTGCTGGTACTAATGGTACTAACGGTACTAATGGCCAAGGTGTAGTAATTGGAGGTACATCAGGACAAGTACTTGCAAAGATTGACGGAACAAATTATAACACAGAGTGGATTTCATTATCTGCTGTGGCAACTACTGGTAATTACGCTGATCTAGCTGGTAAGCCAACATTGTTCAGTGGTGACTATGATGATTTGACTGATAAGCCAACATTGTTCAGTGGTGTCTATGCTGACCTATCTGGCAAGCCCACAAGCATTACTAGTTTTGGTATCACAGACGGTACTGTTGGTCAAGTATTAACTACTGACGGAGCTGGTGTATTTACATTCACTACTGTAGCATCAGGCGGTGCAAGCAATAGCTTTAGTACTATTGCAGTAGCAGGTCAAACTAGCGTAGCTGCTGATAGCGCAACTGATACATTGACATTAGTAGCTGGTACAGGAGTTAGTATAACTACTAATGATGGAACAGATACAATTACTATTGCATCTACAATTACTGATACTAATACTACATACGGTATTAGCGCAGAAACTGCAACCGGCGGAGTAAATTTAAGATTAACAGGTAGCGATTCAACAACTGATAATGTTAAGCTAACTGCAGGTACTAACATCACGTTGACTAGAACCAGTGCTGACGAAATAACAATTGACGCTAGTGGCGGCGGAACTGCAAGCAATAGTTTTAGTACTATTGCAGTAGCGGGTCAAACTAGCGTGGCTGCTGATAGCGCAACTGATACATTGACCTTAGTAGCTGGTACTAATGTTACTATCACTACTAATGACGGTACTGACACTATCACTATCAATGCTAGTGGTGGCGGAGCAAGTGCGCTAGATGATTTGTCAGATGTAGTAATCACTGGAACTCCAACGAATGGTCAAGTATTAAAATATGATACTGGCACTAGCAAGTGGGTTAACGGTACAGACGCAGCCGGCGGCGGCTTGCCAACTAGAGCTACCTTATCCGGTACAACTAGCAGTTTAGCAGATGGATTAACCGGACCAATTAACATCACTGGATATAAGTCGTATATGCTGATGAGAGTGGAAACTAGTGCAGCAGCTTGGGTACGAATCTATGTCAGCGAGGCTGCTAGAATTGCCGATGCTAGTCGTCTTGAGGGAACCGACCCATTACCGGGCGCAGGTGTAATTGCAGAAGTTATCACTACAGGAGCACAGACAGTATTAATTAGTCCAGGTACATTAGGATTTAATAATGAAAGCACTGTAACTACAAATATTCCTGTTAGAGTTACTAACAAGAGCGGCGCAGAAGCTGCTATTACAGTCACGTTAACTGCATTACAACTAGAAGCTTAATATGCCAACAATTTTTAGAGAATGCATTGTTACTCTTAAAAATAAAGACGACTTAGAACAGTTCTACTTTGAAATGGAAAACACAGGTTCGGGAGGATTTATTCCCGAACGTGCTGTTCAATGTGCTAACAGAAGGCCTATTAGTAGAAATACACATTACTATTTGACTCCCGACGAAGCTGAAAATATTAAAAACGATCCTCGAGTACAGTCAGTTAGTACACCTGCGGCAAAACTAGGAATTAAAACAAAATTACACAGCCAGACCGCAGCATGGAGTCGTGGCAATAATTCTATTGTGGGTCAGAAGAATTGGGGATTGTATCGATCTACCCTAAGTGATAACATATCAGGATGGGGTTCGGAAAGTGGTGCAAGTAGTCAAACGGCTACAATTAACATAACAGGTTCGGGTAAAAATGTCGACGTAGTAGTTATTGACGATATAGCCTACGCCGGACATACAGAATTCGGCGGACGATTAGTTCAATATGATTGGTTTAGTCAGCACGATCTCGAAGTACGCGGTACAGGTTGCACTATCACACATGTGGCTAGAACAACCGGCAATGCAACAATTACTACTCAAACTGCACATTATATTAATGTGGGCGCAGTAATCGATGTTATATGTACATCTAACGGAACATTTAGTACTACGTCTGCAACAGTAACTGCTGTTGGGGTTACGTCTAGTGGCGAAGGCGGAGACGGCACTACTATTAATACTATTACCTATGCTAATGCAGGAGCAACAGTAGGAAGAGTTTCAGCTAGCGGAACTTGGACTGGCAAATATCAATATAATAACTATACCGGTGTTAATAATCATGCAACTCATGTGGCTGCTACTATAACGG